AATCGTTGATCTAAAAGTTCAGGGTTTTGTCTTATTTTTTTAAGTAATTCATCAGTTACTATTGTTAAAGTAGTAGCTTTAATATCTTGAACACTAACTCCAAGATTTTTTCTTGCAGTATCTTTAACAATGGCTTTAAACCATTTAGAGTTTATATGTTTAGCATACCATCCAGTATGAAACTCTTTAACCTTTTTAGCATATTCAGCAGGTGAGTAGTCAATACCCAATTCATCTGTTTCTGAAATTTTGGGCATAAGCTGTGTTGCAAAAGCCATATTCTCTTTAAAGGTTTGTCTTATATTACTTGCAGCAACAGCTAAACTTTCCTCTTGTTTATCTTTAGCAATTTCAACATTTGCTAGACCAACAAGTCTACCAAACTCAGCATCTAAATCAGCAAATATATCAGCAGCATTAACTCTAGAAATACTAGATTTACCTAAATTTAAAATACCTAAGAGTTGATTTTTGAATGAGGTCATTCTGGTTTTTCTATCAACCCTATCATCATGTAAAATTTCTGACCCTTCAACAGCAAGGAAATTTTGCATTTCCTGTAAAAGTTTCCCTTTAGTAGTATTATCTACAGCCTTACTATATGCTAATTGTGCTTCTTCTTCTAAACCTCCCGGCATTTCTTGTTCATAAGCTGCTGCTAATTCAGCAGTAATAATATCATTATGAATTTGATTTGCTTGCTGCTTAACTGCTAATTTACTAAATGCGTCAGATAAAGTAGTTAAACCAGTAGATACTCTGTTTTCATTTCTAGTATTATCTTGAGGCTGTTGAACTGATATATTAGAAACAGGAGCTGTTAATTTAGTGTTTACTGGATCAAGACGAAAAAGATTTTCTCCAAGAGGTGTTCTAGTAAACGGCATTAACTAAACCCCCTAGCTTTCATAGTTCCATCGGCTGCTTTGTAATAACCAATATCAGTATATTTCTCAATACCTAAACCAATAATAGGTGCTACTAGTCCCGTAGCATCTGGTAAAGCAGTTAAACCTGAAAAGGCTTTATTATTTTTATTTAAAGTTTCTAATCCAATATTTTTACGTCTAACTTTAAAATCATTTAAAGTAGTTTGAAAGTTCAAATCTTTTCTAGCTAGAGCTTCTGCTCCTTGTCTTTCTATATTTCTAATTCTAGCTGCACCTGATCCAGTTTGAGTATCACCACCTAAAGATTCAATAGCAGCCCTCTCTGAAGCTTTAGCAGCTCTAATTTGTCTATATAAAAGCGAAACATCAAATGCACGTTTTTTTGCTTGTAACATTTGTTGTTCATTAAGGTTTAAATAAGAATTATATGCTAATCCTCTATTAATAGCAGCTTGTCGATGAGCTGTTTCTAAAGAATTATAGTAATTCCTAGTATCCCTTTTCCAAGTGTTACTTTGATTTAAAACTCCTAAACCAAAAGAAGCCACTTGTAGCATAGTATATGACATTAAGCTACCTTACAGAATTCATAAAACTTCACATTATTTATCATACGTTCCCCTATTATCTTAAAGCCACACCATCTAATCCACTTAATATGTAGCTCATTCCTGCTATCTATGATATTCCATAAATGAGGAAATAAAGTATTTATTCCGTTTACTTCAGTTCTACTTTCTTTTAAAAAAGACTTTTTGATTTTCTTTAAATTATCTGAACCTAACATCCAGATTATTCCTGTTTTATTATCAGCAGGAACAACACCATACATACCAACAACTTGACCATGATTATTTATTATAGACCGACAGACTCTTCCGAACAAGTATCCACTCATCAGGGATTGTTCTGGAGTCTTCCCTAAAGTATTAACTTCCCGTTTATCTTCATACCTCAGATTAGGAGCTAACTCACATATATCGTGTAGCTGAGTAGCCCTATGAAAAGGCTTCATGTTATCTCCTGCCTACAGTTCTCACCACATAGTTACCTTCCCAATCTGCACCGGTAAAAGCACAAGGAAGGTATGAGTCAGATATAAGTTCCAATTTTAGATCTCTAGCATCTGCCAAGATAAGCTTTTTAAAATTACCAGTTTCAAAAGGAATAGTACCAATTTTATTTAAAGATGAACCTAACATACGTCCTGTATATACATGATTAAACGCATCTCTTCCTGGAGCTGTCACCTGAAGTGTAAAGTAACCCGTATTAAAAAAGTCTACATTGAACTTACGAATCTTCAAGATACCCCCTGAAAGAGAACTTAGTCTCCCTTGTACTTCAGTCTTGATGGTAGGCTCAGTAAACTCATAGAGAAAACGGTAATCTTTACCAATGAAACATGAGCCAGCAGAGTGATCTCCGGTAGCCGTGAGTGTCGTAGCAGTAGTTTGAGATACTCCTTGAACTAAATCTCCTTCCTTACCTTCAAAAGAAGGACCAAAGATTACTCTAAAAGTAGATCCAAAGTCATCAGGATAGGGTATAGTCCAAGAAGTAAGATCAGAAACAGAACTATAAGTTCCTGTAACTTCTGTTAGTCTATCTAAATGAGGCTTAAATGAAAGTTGAGTTGAACTTTCCGTTAACTTAACAAGGTTAGAATCTTGTAAACTTATTTTATCTAGATAAGTTCCATCAGGTCTAACGATAACAAGATAGGCAATATGATCTATAACATTAATACCTATTACTTTTTCTTCTTCTTTAAACTTCCATGTAGACCATGAGCTTAACTTTTTAACTCCTCTCTCAAATAACATTTTATATACAAATATTTCATTTAAATTTTCATCTGAGAGAACAAACAAAAAGTCACTATGAGGACTTATATCAAATATTTTACCTTTGATATAACTTGGCACATGATTTGTAATTTCTTCTGCTGTTTCTTCTTGTAAGTCTTCGATGGTTCCAAACTCTCGAATTGAAGAAAAGCCATCTACTTCTTCTGAAAAATAAAGTTTACGTCCATTCAGAACAGGAGCAGTCCCTGTATCATTTGTATATTCTGTAAGTAGTGAAAGTTTAGCATTAGTAGGAGTCAAACCTCCTGCTGCAAACTCTGATAATTTAAACTGTGCAAAATTACTAAATAAATACAAGTCTTCATTAAAGGCAACACTATGATAAAGAATACTTACTTGATTACTTGGAGCAGCTAAATCAATAGGGTCTGTATCCAGTAAATCTGTAGCAGTCGTATTATAAAAATTAAAGAATTCTCCAATTTCAGATAATATAATATTTTCTCCTGCTAAAAATCCAAATCTATTTTTGTGAAAGAAAATATCATTTAACTTTTGAGCAATAAAACTAGGATCAGGAGCAGTATCTTCATCCCCTATAAGTCGATCTTTCCATGAAACTTGAGCTAACGCAAATACAGTTTCACCAAAATCAGCAGCAAAAGCATCGTCCCAAGGATCTTCAGAAGTTCTCATAAATTGGATGGGCATTGTGCTTTTATCAAAACTATTAGCTAATCCAGGTTTTACAGTTTCTACATATTCCCCGACATCTTCATCTGCTTGGTTATTATGTTTAAGCCAGTAGTCATCCGTTCCTGAACTTGGAACACCTGTAATCCTGATTGTAAAACCATCTTTAGTTCTAGCAGGAAGATCCGTAAAATCTACAACACTGTCTTTAATCGCTATTAGATTACCTTCGGGAGCAGAAGCGTGTAAGGTAAAATCACTACCATCTTTTTTAGTTAGATGAACATTTGAACTACCAAACTTAGTAATATCAAACGTAGAACCTATAGCAGAAGTAAGATCACTAACTATATCATCAATTTGTACGGAGGCATCATTACTAGAAGTAACTGTAGATACCTCTGTTCCATCTACAAACACCTTCATAGTCGTTGCATTAGTAGCTTGTTTTAAAAAGATAATACCTTCAGGATCTCTAGTATCTCCTAGAGTCGTTGACTTGGCAGTAGCTACAGTTGTATTTAATAGAAATGTAAAATCAGCTACTGTAAATAATTTAAGATTATCTCTTGCATTTGCAGTAGTAAAATAGGTTAAGACATCTCCTGTAGCTCCTGAGACACTCTTTGAAACACCATTTAAATCCCATACTTCCATCTCAGCTCCTGAAAAATCGGAGCTAAAATCAGTACTGAACTGGTCTGAAGTAATAGTTACTACAAATCTTTCATTTTCATCTCTATTAATAAAATGAACATTTGCATCAGTATCGGTTTTGTTGCTTAACTTGGCAATAAATTCTAAAGGAGGTCTTTTTTTTAATCCTTCTGCTATGGTAACTAAACCATTTTCTTGAGTTTCACCTTGGGAAGCTAGTCTTAAAGAAGGGGGTTGTTGTGAAACCCCATTAATTAAGTTGCTTATTTGTTCTGTTATTAGTGGCATTTACCATGTTTTCCTATAGAGCTTGGTAGTATTATACATATCTCTTGTACCATACCCGACATTAAATCCAGAACGCTCTCCTTCATCATCTAGTAAATCTGCATAGGCTTCAACTTCTTCTTGTCTATTTACTGTTTCTGCTGAAACTTGTCCAATAATTTCTTCTTGGAAAATCCTAGCAGCTTTAGTCGTAATATACTGTCTAGCAGTTTGAGGTATATCTTCAAAATCCAATAACGTAATTGTAACAGCATCATTGATAGAGGCAGTCCAAGTAAAAGTATTATTATCTAAATCATAGAGAAAAGGAGATCCTTCTCTTCCTCTGATTGTAGTCATCTTAGTAGGAGAATAAATAGATAGAACTGAAGTACCAAGTGGAATTCTACTGTCAGAATCAAGGGATAAAACTACATCCCACTCAGTATTGAAATGCCAGCCTTTCTGCTGTACTTCCCTGTTAATATTAGATAGTAAATTCTTAGCTTGTGTAACATCTACGGTTGTTGCTGTTTCTAAGCTTGAAACTGCTGCTTCTCCTACAGCAGCTAAAAGCATATTAACAGCTTCTAGTTCATTGACAGGAATTGTAGTAAAGTGTGACATTTTAAGTTACCAATCCCATACCCATAACTTGAGCAGTTCTAATAGTTAAATTATCTGTACTGTCTATATTAGCTACAAAGATAGAAACATAATCATTAGTAGCCATAGAAGCATATCCAAAAGTAACAAGATTAACTGAGTTAACTGTAACTCTAGGACAAAATCCTACTATCTTCGTGCCTGTAATAAGTGTTCCGTTTTTATGTATAGCTAATCCAAACTCTTTATCGACAGCAGAGGTATCAATTTCTAAAGAAGCTGAAGCTAAAAATAGACAGTTGATTGTAGGAGTACCTGTATATCTTAGTCTACCATCAGTATTTTCATCAAATTCATTAGCTGTTGGAGCTGTACTTAAGGTCCAAGTTCCAGCAGTTCCTTCTACATATGTTCCAGCCACACTGATTGTAGTACTACCAGGAGATGAAACATACATACTTCCTTGTTTTACTTGAGTTGTTTCAATGAAGTCACGAAGGTCTTGGGGAGTAATAGAACCAGCAGCTTGACCGTCTTGAAACAAGTTAGTAACTAAGTTGCTTACGGTTCTACTTGTATCAGTCATTGTATCTCCAAAATGTAAAAAAATGAGGAGCTTAAGTGTTACCTTAAGCCCCCCAAAAGGTTAACTTGAGGTTACGGTAGTACCACTACCAGAACCTTGTACCGACATACTGAACCCACAAGTAGCAGCTACAGCAGTAGACAAAGCTTTACCCGCGAGTCTTACCATAGCTTTAGCAGGAACAACAAAAGGAACATTTCCTGGAAAAGAGAATGAACCCATATTCGTTCCACCATTACCACCACTAGCAGCAACTACGTCAGAGTCTTGCTCAACTACAGTTACTTTAGCAACAGTGCGCCACGATTCAGAATTAGCTACACCAGAAGCCTCAGCATGAGCCACTTGAAGAGCAATCTCAGCCGTTCCTTGACCAGCAGCAACGGAATCTACATCATACCAGAAACCGTGAACATAGCCAGTGTGACCAGCAGGAATTTTCCAAGTACAGTTACCTGTCTCTTTAGAACCGGCATCAATAATAGCATGTACTCCACCACCAGTTACATCAGCAATAGTAATAGCACCAGCAGAAGCAAGTCCAGTACCAGAAGCAGTAATTTCAGCTTTCTGAATAAAGGAAATATTCTGCTCAGTCAATTCAACTTCAGTCGTACCGTTCATGGTAACGTCTTCATAAGCCTGATTAAAATCATCATCTAAGTACGTTACTCTAACAGTCTGAGCACCTGTACCAGCAGGAGAACCATCGTCATTAGCATCAGCAGATACAATATCTATATCTGCTCCAGCAATAACAGGCAAAACCTGATCGGCATTGGTGTTGGTGATTGTTTCAAAAGATGTTCCAATAGTAGCGTTATCAGCATAAGGCTGAACTAATGTTACATTGGTAACAGTATTAGCAGCAACCGCTAAGGATTGGATATTAGCAATATCAGTCATAGTATAATATCCTTTCCTTAAGAGGTTTTAAGTTCAACACAACACTCAGGACGAATGAAACTATGACCCATAGCGTACTTAGCCACAATCCACCA